GCTCTATGGCACTATCGCCTCTGAGAGTTGGTTTGACGATGACGTCACGCCCCAGATGTTCAAGGATGAGCTGTTCTCCGGCGACGGAGATGTTGTCATTTATCTGAACAGCCCTGGTGGCGATTGCATAGCGGCAAGTCAGATCTACACGATGCTCATGGACTATCCGGGCAGCGTCACCATCAAGATCGATGGTATTGCAGCCTCGGCGGCCTCTGTCATCGCTATGGCTGGCACATCCGTCCTGATGGCTCCCACGAGTCTCATGATGATCCACAATCCCATGACTGCAGCTTTCGGCAGCAAGGATGAGATGGAAAAGGCCATCGAGATGCTGGAGGAGGTCAAGGAAAGCATCATCAATGCCTACGAACTCCGGACCGGGCTTTCCCGCGCACGGATCTCGCACCTGATGGACAGTGAGACATGGATGAATGCAAACCGCGCCATTGAGCTTGGTTTTGCAGACGGCATGCTTACGGACGAGAAGATCACGGCAGAAATGCCTGCCTTCGAATTCTCCGACCGGGCTGTGGAAATGGCCCTCATCAACAAGATTACTCAGAAGACCCGGCAGGAAAAGCCGATTCCCCGTGGCCGCTCCATCAACGAACTGATGGGACGGCTTTCTCTTTTGAAAAACTGACAGGAGGATGATCAGTATGACTATCACTGAACTGCGCAACAAGCGCGCCAAGACCTGGGAAGCGGCAAAGGCTTTCCTGGATTCCCACCGCAATGCTGAAGGTTTCCTCTCCGCTGAGGATGACGCCACCTATACCAACATGGAGAATGAGATCACTGCCTTGGGCAATGAGATCAGCCGTCTGGAGCGGCTGGAAGCCATGGACCGCGAGATGTCCATGCCCACCAGTGCCCCGCTGACCGAGAAGCCCGCCGCCGCGCAGAAGCTGGACACGAAGGCTGGCCGCGCTTCCGATGCTTATAAGCAGGCTTTCTGGAACCAGCTCCGCAGCAAGGGTGGCATGCGTCCCGAGCTCCGCGATGCCCTGCAGGTGGGTGAGCTGGCTGAAGGCGGCTATCTGGTCCCGGACGAGTTCGAACACACGCTGATCCAGGGGCTCACTGAGAATGGCATCGTCCGCGCCCACGCCCATGTGATCACCACTTCCAACGGCGTTCACAAGATCCCTGTTGTCGCCTCCCACGGCTCCGCTTCCTGGCTGGACGAGGAAGGCGATTATCCTGAGAGCGACGAGGCTTTCGGCCAGGTGCAGCTCGACGCCCATAAGGTCGGCACGCTCATCAAGGTGTCCGAGGAGCTGCTGCAGGATTCCGCTTTCCAGCTGGAAAGCTACATCTCCACTGAATTCACCCGCCGCATTGGCGACAAGGAGGAAGAGGCTTTCCTGACCGGTGACGGCGACAGCAAGCCCACCGGCATCCTGCATGATACCCTGGGCGGCCAGGTCGGCGTGACCGCCGCGTCCGCCACCGCAATCACTGCGGACGAGCTGGTGGATCTGTATTACAGCCTCAAGGCTCCGTACCGCAAGAACGCCATCTGGATTCTCAACGATACCACCATCCGCCTGATCCGCAAGCTGAAGAGCGTGGAAGGCCAGTACCTCTGGCAGCCGGGCCTGAAGGATGGCGAGGTGAACACCATCCTGGGCCGTCCGTACTTTACTTCTCCGTTCATGCCCACTGCCGAGGCTGGAGCGAAGGCTATCCTGTTCGGTGACCTGAGCTACTACTGGATCGGCGACCGCCAGGGCATTGCCTTCCGCAGACTGAACGAGCTGTACGCCGGGAAGGGCCAGGTCGGTTTCATGGCCAGCAAGCGCCTGGATGGCCGCACCGTGCTGCCTGAGGCGATCCAGCTGCTCCAGATGAAGACTGCCTGAGAAAGGAGGCTGCCGCATGGCGCTCATAACGCTTGAGGATGCAAAGAACTACCTCCGGGTAGATACCGACGCCGACGACGCTCTGATCGGCAGCCTTCTCCTTTCCGCAGGGCGGCTGTGTGCAGACGTGGCCCGGCTGACCGAAGCTGAATGGTCCCGGGTGAACGGCGAACCACATGAAGAAGACAGCGCGGAGATTGTTTCGCTCCGCGCTTCTCTTCGGGTGGCCATATATTTCACGCTTGCCTATCTGTATGAGCACCGGGAGGAAGCGGATCACCACGCATTGACGCTTACACTGCGCTCTCTGCTTTTCTCTGTCAGGGAGGGACGCCCGTGAAAAAGAATCCGCTCTATCCCAGCAGGCTGCGCAGCCATGCTGAAATCCTGCGCCGCGCAGTAACCGTGGTGCATGGCATCAGCAAAGAACGCTGGGAAACCGTCTGTTCCTGCTGGTGCAGCGTTGAGCCGCTGTCCGGCAGGGAATTCTGGGAGGCTGCTGCAATCAACCGGGAAAACGAGGTGCGCTTCACCATCCGCTACCGGAAGGATGTATCTGCTGAAATGCGGATCAGGCTGGATGGTACCGTGTACGACATCACCTCCATCCTCGATAAATACAACCGGCATGAGGCGCTGGAGATATTGGCAAGGACGGTGACGCCGGATGGCAAATGTGCGGATTGACGGCCTGAAAGACCTGGGCACCCGTGTGAAGAACATGGGCAAAGAGGCGCGCGGCGCTGCCGGACAAGCGCTCCGCAAGGGCGCGGAGATCATCAAAGAAGAAGCCCATGTCCGGGCTCCCCGCAGCGCCCACGGGCATCCCGCCACCCAGGGACGCACAGCAAAGCATCTGGCGGATCAGCTGACTACCAGTGTCTCGGCAAGCAAATACACCGCCGGCGTGACGGTCATCGGCGGCGTGAACGGCCCCAGCTATTACTGGAAATACCTCGAGTACGGCACAAAGCGCATAAAAGAACGCGCCTTTATCCGCGAAAGCGCGGAGGCGCGCGGTGATGAAGCTATGGAGACCGTGAAGCGCGAGATAGAAGCCCGGCTGGGCATCAAGTGAGGTGATCACCATTGGACGCATCGACCCTGGTGGACGAGCTGTTGGAAAGCGAAGAGCTGACAGCGCTCCTGGCCACCGACCCATACGGCAATCCCGCCATCTATCAGATCCTTTCCCCGGAGGCGGAGGTCTTTCCCAGACTGGCCGTGTTTGAAGCGGATCGTGAATACACCCGCTTCGCCGATGACCAGCCGCTGGAAGAAGAGATCACCTTCCGCATCGACATCTACGCCCGGGAAAATCTGCTGTATCCCATCAACGCCGCTTTGCACAAAACCATGCGCCGGAACGGCTATCAGCGGTACGGACAGGTGCAGGACGATTATCTGCAGGATATGGACATCTATGTGAAATCCGCCACCTATACCATCAAAGAACAGCTCCCGTTTCCCTGGGAGTGAGAGAGGAGAATTGATATGCCTCAGAATACCACTGTCAAGGCGCAGCGGCAGTCGCTGCGCAATATCCACTACGCCCTCCTGACCAGCGATACGGCGGAAGGCGTTTCCTATGAAAAGCCTGAACCGCTGGTAGGCGCGATCTCCGCCAGTATTTCTCCCACCACCAACCAGGAGAAGCTGTGGGCGGATGACGGCGTTTTCGACATCGCATCCCAGCTGGGCGACATCACCCTGGAGCTGGAACTGGCCGCACTGCCCATGAAGGCGCAGGCAATCCTGCTGGGCCATAAGTACGAAAAGGGCGTCATGGTGCAGAACGCCAGCGACGAAGCGCCCTATGTGGCCATTGGCTTCATGAGCCAGCCTCAGCCGAACCAGTTCCGCTGCGTATGGCTGTACAAGGGCAAGTTCCAGCTGGTCGAGGATGAATATTCCACCAGCAATGATTCTCCCGCCTGGCGTCAGCCCAAGCTGACCGGCACATTTGTCCAGCGCGACTATGACGGCAACTGGCAGATCTCCGCCGACACCAGCGACCCGGAATTCACCGGCGTGGACAGCTGGTTCAACGAGGTCTACGAAGAAACCAAAGAGACCAATGGGGAGGGCTAAACTATGGCGCTGCATGACATCCGGGAAGTGCGTATTCCCATTGAACTGGACAAGCCCCGCACGCTGCTTTTCGACCTGAACGCCTTTGCAGAGCTGGAGGATAAGTTCGGCTCCCTGGACCAGGCGTTCCAGAAGATGCAGCAGGGTTCCGTGAAAGCCACCCGCACACTGCTGTGGGCGGGACTTCTGCATGAAGACGAAAACCTGACCGAGCGCCAGGTCGGCGCGATGATCTCCCTGACCAATGTGGAAAGCATCATGGAGCAGATCACCGAGGCGCTGACCGCCGCGCTGCCGGAAGACACCGGCGATGCGGAGAAAGCCGTGGCTCCCGACCCTCGGTAAAGGCGCTGTGGGACTCATTTGATACGGCAGCATCCGGCGCGCAGGAATCTGTGGACTGGGTGCTGCTGTATTACGTGGGGACTGTAGTGCTGAACATGAGCGAGTCTGTGTTCTGGAAAAGCACCCTGCGAAAGCTGCATGCGGTATTCAAATGCCACTGTGAGCATATGCCGAAACCTGATCGAAAGAAATAACGAGGAGGTGATTCCCCATGGCGTCCGGAATGTCCGACCTTATTGTCCGCCTGTCCCTTGACACGACCCAGTTTGAAGGCTCCCTGTCCAAGTTTGAAGGACAGATGACGAAGCTGCAGGCTTCCTGCACCAACGCCGCCACCGGGATCACCAATTTCAAACAGGTGACGGCGCAGCTTCAGACCTCTGCGCAGACCCTGACGGACAAGCTGGCAGCGCAGAAGCAGAAGGTGGCCGATCTCGAGGCCGCCTATGAAAAGAGTAAGGCTGAGACCGGCGAGAACTCCGAGGAAACGAAAAAGCTGGCCGCCCAGCTGGAGCAGGCAAAACAGAAGGTCTCCCAGACCGAGCAGGCGCTGAAGCTCGTCACTCAGCAGTTGAAGCTGTCGCAGAACGGTTTCTATCAGCTGGGCACGCAGCTGGAAAACATCGGCGCGAAGCTGGAGAATGTCGGCAAGAAGGTATCCCAGGTCGGGCAGCAGCTCACTACGAAGCTGACCACGCCCATCGTGGCTCTGGGCACCGCCTGCATCACCACCTTCACTTCCTTCGATGATTCCCTGAAAACCGTACAGGCCACCATGGGCCTTGTCGCCGGTTCCTCGGAAGAAGCGGATCGGCAGATCGCCCTGCTCAACAGCACAGCACAGGAAATGGGTCGGTCGACACGCTACTCCGCGTCTGAAGCCGCCCAGGCATTGAACTACCTGGCTCTGGCTGGATATGACGCGGACGAGGCCTGCGCTGCCTTGCCGCAGGTTCTGGCCCTTGCCCAGGCAGGCGGTCTGGATCTGGCATACGCCTCTGACCTGGCCACCGATGCCATGGCTGCTCTCGGCCTGTCCATGGATCAGCTGGGCACCTTCTCCGATCAGATGGCCGTCACGGCGCAGAAGTCCAACACCTCTGTCGGGCAGCTGGGTGAAGCCATCCTGACCGTTGGCGGTACCGCGAAAAACCTCAAGGGCGGCACCGCCGAGCTCAATGCCGAGCTGGGTATCCTGGCCAACCGTGGTATCAAAGGAGCAGAGGGCGGCACGCACCTGCGCAACGTCATTCTGTCCTTGACGAAACCTACGGACAAGGCTGCAGCCCAGCTGGAAGCCCTCGGCGTATCGGTCTATGACAGTTCCGGCAACATGCGATCCATGAATGACATCATGATGGACCTGAACGCATCCATGGATGGCATGACCGCTGAGCAAAAGCAGAACATTATCTCCACCATCTTTAATAAGACAGACCTGGCCGCTGTGACAGCGCTGCTGGACGGATGCGGCGCTGAGTTCGATGAGCTCATGGGCTACATCGAAGGCAGCGAAGGCGCAGCCCAGCAGATGGCCGATACCATGGAAAGCGGCCTCGGCGGTTCCTTCCGCACGCTGAAATCAGCGGTGGAGGGCCTCGCCATCTCCTTTGGCGAGCGCTTGGCTCCCATGGTGCAGAAAGCAGTCGAGAAGATCACCGCCATCGTCAACTGGCTGACCGGCCTGGACGATAAGACGAAGGATACCATTATCAGGATCGCCGCTATTGCTGCGGCAGTAGGTCCTGTGCTGCTGGTGGGCGGCAAGCTCATCACCGGCATCGGGAAAGTCATCAAGAATGTCGGCTCTGTGATGAAAGTCATCTCCGGGGCAACGAAGGTCACCGGACTGTTGGGCAAGGCTATGACTGCGCTGACCGGTCCGGTTGGCATCGTGATCGCCGTCATCGCAGTTTTGGCCGCGGCGTTTATCTCCCTGTACAAGAACAACGAGGAATTCCGGGATAAGGTCAACGCCATCTGGCAGCAGATCTGTGCGGCTTTTGAAAAGGTGAAGGCAGCTTTCGTCAGCGCCTTTCAGACGTTGCAATCCTGGTTTGAACCGATCAAAGCATCCCTGCAGAAGCTCTGGGGAACGATCCAGGGTATTGTGCTGAAGCTGATGCCGGTGTTCGAAGCAATCGGAGCCGCCATAGGCGCGGTGGTGGCTGTCGTTGTATCGGCGGTTTCCGGTATCATCGCAGCTATTGGTCCGGTGATCGACGCCATTGTCAATTATGTAGATTTCCTCGCCAACCTGTTCTCCGCCATTGTCTCCCTTTTCTCCGGGGACTGGGACGGCTTTACTCAGGGCATTAAGGACGCATGGGACAGCCTGTGTACCGCTCTGCAGGATGTGTGGACGGCCATCGGCAATTTCTTCTCTCAGTTCTGGGAGACACTGTGCGGCATCGCGGAGGCTTTCGGCATCGATCTGGGGCAGGTGTTCTCCGATGCCTGGACCGCGATCAAGACGGGTGTGGTCACGGCGTGGAACGCCATTAAGAAATGGTTCTCTGATACATGGACCAACATCGCCACCACCGCCAGCACTGCCTGGACGGCATTCACGGAATGGATCGGCGGTGTATGGGAAGGCATCAAAACGACTGCCGCTACGGTGTGGAATGCTGTCGTTTCTTTCTTCTCCGGCGTATGGACGG